TGCCAAGGATGCGCGCCTTGCCTCTCTTGAGGCCAACGCTGACATCATCAAGGCGGTGCAATGGGTCTCCACTTTGGACAGCCGCACCTCTGACATCTGCATTGTGCGCTCAGGCAAGACTTGGACATATCCAGACTTCAAGCCCATCAAGCATAAAATCCCTTGGAATGGTGGCCCGCCAGCGCACTGGAATTGCCGCTCGACCTTCATTCCAATCACCAAGTCCTTTGAAGAACTGACCAACGGACGCATCAAGGACAAGGTTGAGCCAGCGACCCGTGCCAGCATGGATGGCTATGTTGCTGCCGACCTGACCTTTGACGCATTCCTGAGGAGCAAGCCGCCAGAGTTTGCTGACCAGATGCTTGGCAAGGGCCGTGCGGCGCTTTGGCGCTCTGGCAAGATTACATTGAACCAATTGCTAGACCAAAGAGGAAACCCTTTAACGCTACAGGAATTGACCGAAAAACACGGGAATGTTCCAACTAGCTAGTCATAAAGCGTTTTAAGTGATAAACGCTTTAATCATGTTGAGGCAGAGCCAAGACTGAACCCGCCCCAGAGGGGCAAAACCGCCCCAGAGGGGCAATAACAGTCCAGAGGACAAACCATGAGTGAAGATCGGATTGCAGAACTTGAAGCGGCGATTGAGGTGTTGAGCACTAAAAATCGCGAACTGCTTGGTGAAATTAAGGTTGCCAAGGCTAAGGCCAAAGGCGTTGAAATTGACCCGGCAGACCACGCAGCACTTCAGTCAGAGATTGATGTGTTGAAAGCAGATTTGGTTAAGGTGTCAAAAGAAAGCGCCAAGACGATTGAGCAATTGCAGAAAGACCTGACTAACAAGGATGGCGCTCTGCAATCATATCTCATCGACAACGGGCTGACCGATGCTCTCGTCAAAGCTGGTGTGCGCTCTGAGTTTATGGGAGCCGCTAAGGCCATGCTGCGCAGTCAAGCGCAGGTTAAGGCTGACAACGGTGACTATGCCGCTCTCATGGGTGATAAACCGCTGACTGATGCTGTTGCAGAATGGGCGGCAAGTGATGAAGGCAAGCACTTCATTTCTGCTCCTGTTAATTCCGGTGGTGGAGCCTCCGGTGGCAATGGTGGAAACCCAACCGCTCCTAAGGGCAACCTTGGTGGCGATAAGGTGCAGCGGGTCAACGCCATTAGGCAAATGTTCCCTAACCTCGCAGAATAAGGATTTAAGTTATGTCGCTTTCGCAGATGCAGGTATTCAACGAATACATCATGCCCGCCACCATCGAGACCCTCGGTCAGATGGTTGATAAGTTTAACGGTGCCTCGAACGGTGCCATCCGCCTGACCACTTCTGGTTTTGACGGTGACTTTTTGCAGGAAAGTTTCTTTGCTGCAATCCACTCGGCACAGCGCCGGGTTGACCGTTATGCGTCTCAGGCATCGGCCTCGGCCACTGACCTGACGCAGCTTCGCACCAGCGGTGTCAAGGTTGCTGGCGGTTTCGGCCCCATCCGCTTTGAGCCGGGTCAGTTGACTTGGTTGCAGAAGCCAACGAGCGAAGGCATCGAAGTTGCATCGCGCAACTTTGCTGAGGCTCTGCTGGCTGACCAGCTTAACACGGCGATTGCTGCTCTCTGCGCTGCCATCGGCAATCAGGGCGCTGCCACCACGAACGATGTCTCGGCATCGGCTGGTATCAGCTACACGGCAATGAACGCTGCTCACGCACTCTTTGGCGATATGTCTCAGGGCATCGCAGCCAACGTGATGAACGGCGCTGCTTACCACAAGCTGATTGCTCAGAACCTCACCAACGGCGCGCAGCTTTTCGTTGCTGCCAACGTGCAGGTTGTGGACATTCTGGGCCGTCCGGTCATCGTAACTGATGCCCCTGCCCTTAATGTCGCTGGCACTCCAAACAAGCTGCGCGTCCTCGGTCTCGTTGACGGCGCTGCCACTGTCTATGACGGTGGTGACGTTATCAGCAACATCGACACGACGAACGGTCAGACCCGCATCGAAACCACGATGCAGGTTGATTACACGTTTGGTCTGGCTCTCAAGGGTTACACTTGGGACACCACGAACGGTGGCAAGTCGCCTACGGATGCGGAACTTGCAACTGGCTCGAACTGGGACAAGGTTGCAACGTCCATTAAGCACACCGCTGGTGTCATGGCCGTTGGTGATGCTGCCCTCTAAGGCCTAAGGTTTAAGCCGCTGGCGGGTTGGAAGTCTCCGCCAGCGGCTTTTCCTATCAGGAGATGAGCAATGAAAGTTATTTACGAACCGCATCCGATTAACCCCGCCCGCAAAGCTAAATTGCAAGAGCAGGGTTACAAAATTATTGATGCAATCTTTGCGCCTCCCGGCACTCCGCTTCACGAAAAGCTGGAAATTGAAGGTGAGGAAGAAAATGCACCCGCACCTGAGCCTGTCATTGCCGATGAGGTGCAGGAAGTGGTAGAGGAAGTTGAAGCAGCCGCCGAACCTGTTGAGGTTGAGGTTGAGGCTGATGAAATTTCTGGTGATGAGGAAGTCAGCAAGCGCGGACGTTCTCGCAAGGAGTAGTCAATGGCATTCGTAGTTGAGACAGGGGCGGGGCTTCAAAACTCCAATAGCTATGCAAGCGTTGCTGCTGCCGATGACTACGTTTCGGAGCGGGGAATTGCTGATTGGTCTGGTTTAAGCACTAGTGCCAAGCAGCAAGCCCTCATCAAAGCCACTGACTATCTTGAAGCGACCTATCGTGATGCTTGGAAGGGCGATAGGGTCACACAGACCCAAGCCCTTTCATGGCCTCGCATTAGCGCCTACGTTGACCGCTTCTTGCTTGATAGCAACATCGTGCCTCAGCCTGTCATCAAGGCTTGCATTGAAATGGCTCTGCGCGCTGCCGCTGGTGAAACGCTTATTGCCGACCAAGGTCAGCGCGTGAAGCGTGAAAAGGTGGATGTGATTGAGGTGGAATATCAGGATTATTCTGACCCTGCCCAACGCTATCCATTCGTCAACAAGATGCTGGCCGCTTATCTCAAGTCCTCTGGCGATAGCGGCTTTTCTCAGGTGTCGGTCACTCGCACATGAGCAGCATTGCCCTGACAGCCTCAAAGCTGCTGGCTGCCAAGGGTGAGCCAGTGACCATCACGTTTCTTGGCGGCGGTGCCACAGACCCCATTACAGGGGAAGCTGAGACGCCAGCCGCGACCGTGGACTATACGGCCAACGGCTATCCCTCAAAATATATGCAGAAGGACGTTGATGGCACCACCATTCAGGCTGGTGATGTCCGCCTCATCTTGGAATTGATTGCTGCGCGCCCTGAGGTTGGCTGCCAAGCAACGGTTGACGCAAAGACATATAGGGTGATGGATGTGCAGCCAATCCGCCTGTCTGGCGCTGATGTCATTTACATCTGCCAACTACGGGCCAATTGATGATTGCCTTGGGGGAGCGCGTCTGGTTTCCCTCTCAATGGGACACTGGCATTCTGGATAGCGTCCTGCACGACACCAAGGGCGATGTTATCGCCTATATAATCCGCCTTGATAATGGTAAGAAGGTTGCTCTGGATATGCAGATTGTGGAGCGCCTAGATGATTAACAGCAAGATTAGCGCGGCCCTCGCTACGCAATTGGACACGCTGGATTTGCCGACCCATTGGGAGAACAGCAAATTCACTCCGGTTGCTGGGCAGATTTATTTGAGCGAGAGCCTTTTAACTGGTGACACCATCCCTGTTGGCGTTGCCAGCGCGGCCTCTGATGAGTTTGGCGGTGTCTATCAGGTGCTTGTTTACGCTCCTATGGACGCCAACAAAGGCCCTGCCCGCTCAACCGCTGACAATGTTGCCGCTGCTTTCCAGCGCGGTGACAGGCTGTCTTATGATGGCGTGACCGTGACCATTCAGCGCACCACACAAAACCCGTCATTTGTCTCAGGTGATAGGTGGGTCATCCCTGTCAGCGTGACCTATAGGGCTTTTGCGTGACCAGCTTTGCGATGGACATAAAGGGCTTTGCTGAGCGGGCTGGCGATGCTGCCGACTTGGTTGTGCGCAAGGTTTGCCTCGACCTGTTTTCAGACATCACAATGAATACCCCTGTTGATACGGGGAGAGCGAGAGCCAACTGGTTTGCAAGCGTTGGAATGCCAATTTCAACCAGTGTCGAATATACCGGAAACCCGGCATCCGCATCGGGTGAAGCCATAGGAAATGCTCAGGCTGCCGTTGCTCAGGCACCGGGCAATGTCTTTTGGATAAGCAACAATCTGCCCTACATTTACCGTTTGGAATTTGAGGGTTGGTCAAAGCAAGCGCCAAATGGTATGGTGCGTCTCGCTATCGACCGCGCTCAACGCGCTATGCGTTAGCGTGACTTGAAGGTTGTATTGTGTTAATCAACTCGAATTATCCCTGCATGGAGGTTTATTATGTCTGACGTTGTTTCTTCGGTTGGCACCATTGTTTCGGTGTCTGCTAACGCCCCGGCCACTTATGACGCCACTGGCTTTGCTGCCCTGACTTGGGCTGCTTGCGGCGAACTGGCCGACCTGCCCGCTTTCGGTGCTGAGGCCGCTCTTGCGACCCACACGCCACTCAAGACGGGTATTGTC